TCGACCGGAACAAGCTCCCGGAGCAGACGGCCTACGTCCTGGCACGGATGGAGACTGCTCTCCAGGAGCGGCTGGCGAACATGCTGCCGAACCTGCCCACCGGGAGCCGGGCGGAGGAACTGCTGGAGCTGGCCAAGGCCGGTACAGACTGGCGGCCAGCCTTCTCCTGCCCCGACGGCAGCCCCTGCAAGCGGGGAGACGCGTTCCTACGGCATGATTTGGACTGCTTCTGCGGCGAATTGTGCAAGGGCGAAACCTGCTGCCTCCGGTGTCCCAAGGCCAAGACAGCATATTATGCCTGTGAGCGCATGTGCTCCAAGGCCAAGGCCGCCCGGAAGTTACAACGAGAAGAGGATGAGGCTATAGCGGCCAAGCGCGAGGCGGAGATCCAGGCGAAAATCCGGGAAAATGTGCAGCTCCGGGCCA